AAGGTTCTAAAGATGCCAAACGTAGAAAGAGCTACTGTGCAAGGTCTGCCGGACAAATGAAAAAGTTTCCTAAAGCTGCAAGAAATCCCAACTCAAGATTAAGACAAGCAAGACGTAGGTGGAAATGCCGATAAAAAAGAAAACGTGGGTAAGGAAAAAAAACCAATCTTTAATCTGTGGCTACTGCGAGACTTGTAATAAACAATTAATGAGTGATGAAGGTGGCTGGATTATTACAGCTAATAAACAATATTTTTGCCATGATGGTAAAGATGGTAGTTGTTTTGACAACTATTGTGTGCTAAAACTTAAACAACAAAAGGAAAATAATTATGTATGGTAAGTCAAAAGGTAAAAGCAAACTAACAGCAAAACAAAAAACTTTGCCAAAAAATTTGCAAAAAAAAATAATGAAATCTAAATCTAAAAAGAAAAAATAATGCCGGGTTATCACAAAACAAAATCTGGTAAGATGGCTAAAAAAGGTTTGTACTACAACATAAACAAACGTAAGAAAGCTGGTACGAGTAGAACTAAAAAGAAATCTACTATTACAAAAAAGGCTTACAAGTCTATGTTGTCTGGATTTAAGAAATAGTTTCTTTTAATTCTGTAAACTCTTGCCAGATGCTTTGACCAGCATCCCAAAATCTTCGCTTATGTTTTTTCATTTCTATTGAATGTAAAACTGTGGTATGATCCTGTCCGAAATATCTACCTATATCTGTAAGGTTCATGTTATATTTTTCATACAAGATGTTGTGAATAATGTTTCTTGCTCTAACTATATCTTGTGTTCTAACTTTAGCCATTAAACTTTTTTTGTGTACTTCATAACGAACACAAACTCTATTAATAATACTGTCAATAATTCTTGTACTAGGTTTGGCAAATGAATAACTAACAATTCTTCTTGGCTTATAAAACTCTGGACTTCTTTTTTTACAATGTATCTTGGCTAATTTATAACCATTCTTAAATGCGTTCTTGTATATTTTCTTTTCTTTAAAAGTTAAATCACGATAATGTCCTGCTCTCATAGCAAGTTTAATTTCTGTAAACACTTTATTTTTAGTCATAGATCCCCTACGTTTTCCTTCAGTTTTTTTTAATAATTAACTAATGACTATATAGAAGTCATTAATCGTTCTTTTGTCTGCTCTATCTTCCAAAGCAATCTATAAGAATCTTTTTGATACTTATTGACTTTCTGCTTTGCTTCCAAGTACTTCTGGTGTTTCTTCGCTTGAAGATCCCTGTACTTTTGCAGACGAGTTTTCATCTCGTTCATCCTTATCCTTTTTTACTGTTGTAAAATCAATCCTCAAATTATCAATTTTACATTCTACAGGTTCTCCTTTATTGGACACATCTGCAGCTTTCTTTGCATCATCAAATAGTTCAATCATTGTAAAATGACATTCACCATTAATAATTCTTCTAAACTTTGTCATACTTTATCCTTTTTGGCAACCTCTTTTTTGTGTATCTCTTTAGTCATCTTGTTATATATACTTAAATCAGTATAATTATCGGCTTTAAAATTTCGTGTTGATCTATATAGCTTTAGTGCCATCATTAATTGACCTACTTGATGTGGTTTAATTCTTTTTTTTAAACTGTCTGCCAAGACAATCGTAAACATTTCGGCTAACATAATAAAGTTCTCTTGATAATTACCATAATCTTTTTGGCGATCATCAATAATCTTTTTCTC